TGGAGGCGGTTCAACACCAGCTAACACTACGAACGTACAAACTATAAGAGAAGCTCCTGAGATAGAGGCTAGACGTCTAGGACTTATGGATCAAGCTGCAAAAGTAGTTGCAGATCCTTTAGGCTTACCTGCATTTAACGTGGCTCCTATATCAACTGGAGAGCAGATGGCTATAACTCAAGCACAACAGACAGGTTTAGGTTTACCCTCAATACAAGCTGCAGAAGATGCAGGCCAATTAGTTGATCCGACATCACAAAGATTTCAAGATTTTTTAAATCCATATCAATCTTTTGTGACCGATGAAATAAATAGACAGGCTGAAATTAGAAGAAATGAGTTGGC